CGCGCTCTGGCCGTTGAACCCTCTGAAAACCGAGCCGGTCCGCCAGCCATCGGGCATCATGGCGTACAAGACCTCGCAGGGCGAACCTCTGGGCACCTATCGCATCGTCGATGCCAAGGACGTGATTCACGTCCCGTTGTTTTCGCTCGAAGGCCGCAAAGGCATGTCCCCCATCATGCTGGCCCGCCAGTCCCTCGGCTTGGCCAAGGCGGCTGAGAAGCACGGCGCAAGGCTCTTCGGCAACGGCACCAAGGGCGGCGGCGTCTTCATGAACAAAGGGCCGAAGCCCGATCCGAAGACCCAGCGCGAGATGAAGGAAAGCTGGCAGGAAAACGCCGGTGGAACCAACAGCCTGAAGATGAACTTTCTGTACGGCGGCGATTGGTCGTATCAGTCGCTGGGCCTCACGCCGGAAGAAGCGCAGTTCCTTGCTACCAGGTCATTCCAGCGCGCCGATATCGCGGCGCTCTGGAAGATCAGCCCGCACCTGGTCGGCGACACCAGCCGCTTGAGTGGCACCAACTCCGAGCAGCTCATGCTTCAGTTCCTAGTCATCTCCCTCGCGCCGCTGCTGCGCAAGCTCGAGGCCGAACTCAACCGCAAGCTTTGCCCCACGCAAGGCCGCAAGGCAGGCAAGTTCTACTCGAGCTTCGATGTCACCGTGCTGCTGCGCACCGATTTGAAATCGCAGAACGAGGCCTACCAGGCCGGGCGAAACGGCGGATGGTACACAGCCAACGACGTGCTCCGCAAGCTGGGCGAGAATCCCGGCGGTCCGGAGTGCGATGTCTACGTCACGGCCGTCAACTACCAGAATTCCAAGCGCCTGCTCGACACCGAGTCCCTGCAGGACCAGCCGATCCAGGACTCGACATCGGGGGCGGCGCTGCCCACGCCGGCGGAGCGGTCCATGCTTGGCGCGTACACAACCGGGTACATCTCGATCTATTCCGACTCGTTTTCACGCCTTTTAACCCGCTCCAAGCGCGATTATGAGACCCTTTCGACCCTTTTCCGGCCGGTTCTGCGCTCCATCGCCGATGCAGCGATGGGGCGGATCGGCGCCCTTCCTGACCCCGCCGGCGATATCGCCGACCTGGTTATCAACGACGCGCTGCGCGCCATGGCGCAAAGAGCCGCCAAGTGGCCGGCCACGATTCCACCGGCCGATGTGCCCGCGATCGCCAACGCCGAGTTCGTGAAAGCTCTCCGCGCCATCCACGTCAAAGTCGCGCGCAACGCGGCCGCGGCCAAGGCAGTACTCGAACTTGCAGCACCCGAAGAGGACACCGATGATCAAGCAGCCTAAAACCGGCGAGCGCCAGGTGCGCACGCTTCTCACCACGGAGTTCCGCGTCGCCACCGCCGACGACGGCACCCGCACGCTCTCCGGGCTCATCCCCTACAACTCGCCGTCGTGCGACCTGGGCGGCTTCACCGAGCTGCTGGCGCCCGGGGTTTTTGCCGGCGCGCTCAAGGCCGGCGCAGACGTGCTCTGTCTCCGCGATCACATCCCCGCCAACCTGCTGGGACGAACAAAAAGCAAAACTCTAGCTCTGACCGATTCGCCCGAAGGCCTGCGCTTCGTTTGCAAGCTGCCGAAGAACTCTCAGGGCTCCGACCTGGCCGAGTCGGTTGACCGCGGCGACCTCGACGCCAACAGCTTCGGGTTCTCGACCATCGAGGACAAGTGGCTCTGCGATGCCGCCGGCAACGTGGTGCGCACGCTGATCGCCGTCGACCTTTACGAGATCTCGCCGTGCAGCTTCCCGGCGTACCCGTCGTCCGAGGTGTCGATCCGGTCCCTCGCGTCGTGCCCCATCGAGATCCGCGCGAAGATGAAAAAGCGCGACACAGAGAAGTGCGATTGCGACTGCACCCAGTGTGCCGGCGGCGATTGCGGGCTCTGCTCTGACGGCGACTGCGACGACGAAAACTGCTCCTGCGCCGAATCGCGCTCGATCAGGAACGCTGACGCCAACCGGGTGCTCAATATCCGCCTGGCCTTCACCGACTAACCGAGTTTAAGTTCCACGCATGACGGATGCGCCGCTTGCCGGCCGCGTTCACTCGCACCCATCTGTCATGCCGCTAAGAAGCCCCGCCTGCCGCGGACGCTGTCCTGCAAGCATCAAACTTCGCAGCAAAGGAAGTATCATGACCCTTCTCGAATTGCAGGAAAAGCGCAACAAACTCCTCGTTGACGCCCGCGCCATTATGGCCGGCGCAACCGTGACCACGGAACAGCGCGTGGCCGTAGACCAGATGTTGGCGGATGCCAACGTGATCAAGGGCGACATCGAGCGCACCAATGCGCTCGAGGCCGAAGCCGCCCAGGTGCGCAGCGTACCAGGCCGCGTTCCCCAGGCCCAGGTTGCCGACGGCGTTGTCGTCGTTGCCGAGACCCGCTCCATGGACGAGCGCCGCGATGCAACCGCCGTGGCTCTCCGCAACTATGCCAATGGCCGCGAGTTCGAACGCCGCGATTTGACCGTGGCTATCGACGGCTCAGTCATGATTCCCACCGGCGTCACCGATCCGAAGATCGCGCTCAAGTTCGCGGGCTCGGTTTACGACCTGGTGTTCAAGTTCCGCACCAGCTCCGGCGAGGCCGTCAAGGCGCCCCTGCTCTCGGATCTCGCCAACGGCTTCGTGCTCAACTCGGCCGCAATCACCACCACCGACCCCTCGGCCAGCGGCGTCACCATCCAGGTGGACGACGTCCGGTCGAACCCCATCCTGCTCGACAACTCGCTGCTCCAGGACGTGCTCTTCGACCTCGTGGGCTTTGTCGAAAAGGCAACCCAGACCCGGTACCAGCGGACGGCCGCGAACTGGATCACCAACGGCAACAGCAGCAACGTCGGCGCGCTCTCGGCCATCACCGCGGGCATCACCGGCGCAACCACGCTCGTGACCAAATACGCGGACCTCACCGGCATGCTGGCAGTGCTCGACCCGGCGTATGCCATCGGCGCTGCCTGGCTCATGAACAATGCCACCCTGGCCAACGGGATCCTCAACATCGTGGACGGCAACGGCCGACCCATCTTCCTTCCGTTCCTCGACGGCGGCATCTCCGGCTTCGCGGGCACCATCTTCGGCTACCCGGTGAAGATCAACCCCTACCAGCCCAACGTCGGCGTCGGCAACCCCTACATCCAGTTCGGCAACTTCTCGGAGGGTTACACCTACCGCGAAGTGCTCCCCGGCATCATGCTCAAAAAGAGCGTTGACCGCTGGATCGAGCTGAACCGCACCGGCTTTGTGGCCTTCGCCCGCGTGGGCGGAGCAGTCACGGATGCGGGTTCGCACCCGGTCATCACGCTCACCGGCAAGTAACCGTAAAAGCAGGGAACAGGGAACAGGGATCAGGGGTCAGGGCAAAGCCCGGCTAACCCCTGGCCCCTAATCCCTAACCCCTGTTTGAAGAGACTCCCATGCAGACAACTCCCGTACGTGTTCCCTTCTGCGCGGCGTGTATGGCCGCCCGCGGCATAAATGCGTATTGCATCGAGCACGGCTCACCCCCGCCGCCCGACCCACGCATTGAGCGTGGGTGCCCCGCGGCGCCGGTCAGAAAGCCTCGCGAAGTCACGGCCCCTCCTAAATACGAACGCGCCATCAGGTAAACCATGCCCCTCAGCTACAAAGAAATGTCCGCGCCCGTCGCGGAGCCGATGACCCTCGCCCAGGCGAAGCTGCAATGCATCGTCGACTTCGACGACAGCTCGCAGGACACGGTGATCGGCGGCCTCATCGTCGCCGCGCGGCAGTATGTCGAAAAGAAGATGCAGCGCGCCATCTTCCCCCGCGCCATGCGCCTCAATCTCGACTTCTTTCCGTTCCCGGATTGGAGCGGAACCATCGGCGCGAACGACCGCCATGTCCTCTACGGGAAATACTGGCACGCGCTCATGATCAGGCTGCCGCTGGTGGCCACGCTCTCGGTTGAAAGCATCACCTACATCGATCTCACCGGCACGCTGCAGACTCTCGACCCCAGCCAGTATTACGTCGATCTGACCAGCGAGCCGGCGCGCATCGTTCCCATGCCGGGACTCTACTGGCCATACACGCAGAGCTACCTTCCCGGGTCGGTCACCATCCTCTACACGGCCGCCACCTACGCGCTGCCGGTGTCGGACTCGCTCCTGGTGCCCGCAACCCCAGGTCCCTACGCGGTCGCGCTGAGCATGGCCGCGGCCTTCGCATCCGGCACCGCGCTGCTGGTCGCGAACCCCACGCTGGTCGATTCCACGGGCGCGGCCGTCGCATTCTCGAACGCCGCCAACGTGCTCACCGTAGCCGGGACGTATCAGGGCCAGACGCTCACCGCAAGCTACTACATCGGCAACTGCCCGGCGACCATCACGCAAGCCATGAGCCTGCTGATTTCGTATTGGTTCACGCACCGCGACGCAGCCGAGGCCAATCCGCCTAAAGCCATCGAGATGGGGATCGACGCCCTCCTGGCCACAGATACCTTCGACACCTTCGGGTACCA